GGCCGAAGAGCGACGGGCCTGGTCAGCGACCGGCAGGGGTAGGGGGGGGTAAATCCTTCGGGGGCCGACGGCCGCAAACCGGCGCCCCCACCATTCAGAGATTTTTTTCGATGGGTGCGAATTCCAGGACCAACGGAGGCGCTACGGACCTGTTTGGGGACCCTTGGATTGAGCCCAAGGATCCACGCGGGCGGAAGCGTCACCAGTGGTGCGCCCAAACTGCTGAAATCGTTGCGAAATCTCGCGCGGATCGAATGTCCGTGTCGGCGATCGCGACGCGGACCGGCCTGAGTGAGCCGACCCTGCGGAAGTATTATTTGCGGGAGCTCGATCACGGCGCTCAGGCCCTGCGGGCGGCCATCGTCGCGGCGGTGTTCGACAAGGCTCGCGAAGGCAACGTGCCGGCGGCGAAGCTGGCGCTGCAGATCCTGGAGAAGGGCGAAGCTGCTGTGCCGGTCGCCCGCCACGCGGCCAAGGCCGACAAGCCGCTGGGCAAGAAAGAGGCCGCCGACGCCGCCGCGAAGACAGCGCACGAGGGGACCGAGTGGGGCAAACTGTTGAGGCACTAGACGCGGCCTGGTCGTTCGCCTGTCCGGACTGGGTCGAGCGGCTCAAGGCCGGCAAGTCGCTGGTGCCGGACCTGCCTCTGGATCGCGACGAGGCCGAACGGGCGGTGGCGATCTTCAACAAGCTGCGCCTGCCCGACGTGCCGGGCCAACCGACGATGGCCGAGGCCGCCGGGGAGTGGTTCCGGGACATCGTCCGGGCCGCCTGGGGCTCAATCGACAAGGACACCGGCGCGCGGCGCGTGGCCGAGATCTTCGTTGAGGTGCCGAAGAAGAACAGCAAGACGACCGGGGGCGCGGCCATCATGGTCACGGCCCTGCTGATGAACGAGCGCCCGAACGCGGAAATGCTGTTTGTCGGCCCGACCCAGCCGATCGCCGACCTCGCCTACTCTCAGGCGACCGGCATGATCGAAGCCGACGAGTATCTGTCGAAGCGGTTCAAGGTCCAGGACCACGTCAAGACGATCACCGATCGCCTGACCGGCGCGCAGCTGAAGGTGAAGACCTTCGACATGCGGGTCATGACCGGGGTCAAGCCCGTCGTCGTCCTGGTCGACGAGCTGCACATCATGGCCTCGTCGTCGTTCGCGACGCGGGTGATCGGCCAGATCCGGGGCGGCCTGCTGGCCAATCCGGAAAGTCTGCTGATCTTCATCACGACCCAGAGCGACCAGCCGCCGGCGGGCGTCTTCAAGGCCGAGCTGCAGTATGCGCGCGGCGTTCGCGATGGCCGGATCACGCAGAACGTCCGGATGCTGCCGATCCTGTACGAGTTTCCGGAGGCGATGCAGGTCGACGACAAGAAGCCATGGGCCGACCCGGCCAACTGGCCGATGGTCCTGCCGAACCTGGGCTTGTCGATCGACATCGACCGCCTGCTCGACGACTGGGCCGGCGCCCAGGAGAAGGGCGAAGAGGAAATGCGGCGCTGGGCTTCGCAGCACCTGAATGTCGAGATCGGCATGGCGCTGCACACAGACCGCTGGATCGGCGTCGACTTCTGGCCGGCCGCCAGTGACGACTCGATCTGCCTCGATACCCTCATCGAGCGCTGCGACGTGGTCGTGGTCGGGATCGACGGCGGCGGCCTGGACGATCTGCTAGGCTTGGCCGTCCTGGGCCGCGAGCGCGACACCCGCGACTGGCTGCTCTGGAATCGCGCCTGGGCCCATCCCGAGGTGTTCAAGCGCCGGCCCGAGATCGCCGAGCAGCTGCGCGACTACCAGCGCGACGGCGACCTGGTCGTTTGTGAGTCGCCGACGCAGGACATTCGAGACGTCGCCGACATCATCGAGCGGCTTTGGATCGAAGGCCTGCTGCCGGCCCAGCTGGCGGTCGGCCTGGATCCCCAGGGCGTGGCGGCGATGGTCGACGAGATCGTCTCGCGCGGCGTCCCGCAAGAAGCCCTGCTGGCGGTGGCCCAAGGCTACAAGCTGTCGGGCGCGATCTGGGGGATGGAGCGAAAGCTCAAGGACGGAACCCTGTGGCATGCCGGCCAGGCCCTCATGACCTGGTGCGCCAGCAACGCCAAGGCCGAACAGCGCGGCAACGCCGTGCTGATCACCAAACAGACGGCGGGCAAGGCCAAGATCGACCCGCTGATCGCCAGTTTCAACGCCGTGCAACTCATGGCTCGTAACCCGGAGGCTTCCGAAATGCTGACCGACGCGGGCGCCGTGGTGGTGGTCGGATGAACGTGCTGCAGCGCATGGTCTCGGGCGTCGCCCAGGCCGTCGGCCTACAAGCGGGACTGTCGCCGACCGGCGATCGCGGATGGTCGAACACCGCGATCGGCGTTGCGACGACGGCGGGTCTGTATGTCGACGACACCAGCGGGGCCAAGCACTGGGCCGTGCGCGCCAGCCAGGAGGCGCTGGCCGGCCCGATCTCGACCCTGCCGTTCATGGTCTTCGAGCGCCTGGAGGGCGACAAGCGCCGGCCGGCGCGTGAACACCCGCTGTTCAAGGTGCTGCACTCGCGCCCGAACCGTCGCCAGACCGCGCAGGAGTTCCGCGACGAGCAACAGCGTCACCTGGCCTGGTGGCGCAACGCCTATGCCATCATCCGGCCGGCCGGCGACGGCTATCCGGTCGGCGAGCTCGAGACGGTTCACCCCAGCCGCGTCTGGCGGGTGGAGCGCGGAACCGACGGCTGGGTCTATTACTGGATCAACCGCCTGGCGCCGGCGACGGGCTACGATGTGTTCCGCGAGGACGACATCCTGCACCTGCGCAAGGCCCCGTTGACGCGGGACGGCCTGCGGGGCGTGCCGGTGTGGGAAAGCGACGGCGAGACGATCGGCAAGGCCCTGGCCGTCGAGCAGTTCGGGGCGCTGTACTTCGCCAACGGCGGGGCCGGCGGCGGGGTGCTGGAGCATCCGGGCAACTTCCGCTCGAAAGAAGACGAGCAGAGTTTCCTGGACGCCTGGCGCGCCGGCGGCACGGGCTCGAACCGCCACAAGGACCGCCTGCTGAAGTTCGGCGTCAAGTACAGCCGCAACACCGTCCAGAACGACGAGGCCCAGTTCCTCGAGACCAAGAAGCAGGCCGGCTACGAGGTGGCCTCGATCTGGAACATGCCGCCGCACCGCGTGGGCATGCTGGAGCGGGCCACGAACAACAACATCGAACAGCAGTCGATCGAGTTCGTGGTCTACACCCTGGCTCCGTGGATCTCGGCCTGGGAACAGGGCGCGACCCGCGATCTGCTGATCGGCCAGGACCAGGACCGGTTCTTTATCGAGTTCAACGTCGCGGGCCTGCTGCGCGGCGACCTCAAGACCCGATGGGCGGCCTACGCGACCGGCCGCCAGTGGGGCTGGCTCAGCGTCAACGACATCCTGCGCCTCGAGAACATGAACCCGATCGGCGAACAGGGTGACGTCTACCTGCAGCCCTCGAACATGCAGGACGCCAAGTCGGTCGCCGGCACGCTTTCCGATCCTAACGCCAAGGACAACGCCAATGCGTAATCTGCTCTCGCAGCTCGCCGACGCGAGCGGCGAAACCCTGCTGGCTGTCGACCCCAACCGCCTGGCGGCCGACGCGCGCGACGGCGGCGCAACGCCGGGCGCTGGAATCGCCGTCGTTTCGCTGCTGGGCAGCCTGACGCCGCGCGGCCTGACGTTCTTTGGCCGCACGATCGCGCCCGGGATGGACGTGTTCCGCGGTGCTCTGGGCCGTGCCGCTGCCGATCCGAACGTCGGCGCCATTGTCCTGGACGTGAACTCGCCCGGCGGCACCTATGCGGCCACGCCCGAGACGGCCGAGGCCGTCCGCAAGGCCGGCGAGGTCAAGCCGGTGATCGCCGTGGTCGACACGCTGGCCGCGTCGGCCGCCTACTTCATCGCCTCGCAGGCGACCGAGGTTGTGGTCACGCCGTCGGGCGAGGTCGGCTCGATCGGCGTGCTCTCGGTGCATCTGGACTGGTCCAAGTCGCTGGAACAGGACGGCATCAAGGCGACGATCATTCGCTCGCGGGCCGGCAAGGCTGACTCCAACCCGTTTGAGCCGCTGACCGAAGAGGCTCTGGCCGCCATCCGCCAGAGCGTCATGGAAGCGGACGACGATTTCATTCGCACGGTGGCCAAGGGGCGCAACATGAGCCCCGCCGATGTGCGCAAGCTGGCCGACGAGGCTGGCCTGGCCCGAACCGTCAGCGCCAAGCGCGCGGTGCAGCTGGGCATGGCCGACCGGATCGGCACCATGGCCGACGTGCTGTCCGGCCTGATCAAATCCAAAGCGCCGGCGCGTCGCCGAAGCGCTCTCGCCTTCGAATAGGTCGGACTTCCCCAAACCTATCGAGAACGCCGCCTGTGATCCGCCGGGGCCACAGGACGACGGCGCTATGCCCCGGCTGCAACGGAGATGGTCGATGACCCTCAAGGAACTCCGCCAGCAGCGCCACCAAAAGGCCACGCGCGGCAAAGCGGCTCTGACCGAATACAACACCCTGTCCGCCAAGGCCGATCGCACGGCCGACGAAGACCAGAAACTGGCGGCGCTGGACGCCGAGATCTCGGCGCTGGAAACCGAAGTCGTCGACCTGGACGCCAAGATCGCGTCGGAAGAGGCCTCGGCCCGTCGCGGCGCTCTGTTCGCCACGGCCGCGCCGGGGGCCACCTCGGCCGGTCAAGGCGGCGCGGCCCCCGCTCGGGCCGCCTTCGGTGCTGCGCGCACCGTGGGCGAGCTGAACCCGGAAACCACGGGCGGCTTCCGCAACCTGGCCGACTTCGCGGTCGCGGTTCGCAACACCCAATCGGGCGTCGCTCCGGATCCGCGCCTGGCGGCGATGGAGGCCGCCGAGCGCATGGCCGCGCCGTCGGGCTTCCACCAGAACCAGGGCACGGCCGGCGAAGGCTTCCTGGTGCCGCAGGAATACCGTCAGGGCATCTGGGAACTGGCGTTCAGCGAGCCTGACCTGCTGTCGATGGTCACGCCCGAGCCGACCGCCAGCAACTCGGTCAAGATCGCCAAGGACGAAAGCACGCCCTGGGGCGCGGCCGGCGTCCAGGCTTACTGGCGCGCCGAAGCCGCCCAGATGACGGCTAGCAAGGCGGCCGCGACGCAAATGACCGTTGATCTGCACGAGCTGCACGCCTTCGTGCTGGCCACGCAGGAGGTGCTGGACGATGCGCCGCGCCTGCAGGATCGCCTGACCCGCCAGGCCGCCCGCGCGATCTCGTGGAAGGCCTCGGACGCCATCATGTGGGGCGACGGCAACGGTAAGCCGCTGGGCTTCATGAACGGCGGTTCGCTGGTCACTGTGGCCAAGGAGACCGGCCAGGCGGCCGACACGCTGGCGGTGAAGAACATCCTCAAGATGAACTCGCGCCTGCTGCGCGCCGGCGGCCGTCCGGTGTTCCTGGGCAACTCGGACATCGATCCGGAACTGGGCGCCCTGACGATCGGCAACGTGCCGGCGTTCCTGCCGAACAACCAGCCGCTGTCGTCGCCTTGGGAGGGCTACATTCGCGGCAAGCCCCTGCTCTACACCGAGCACGCCAAGAGCATCGGCGACCTGGGCGACCTGGTCCTGGCCGACATGTCGGGCTACTACGCGGTCACCAAGCAGGGCGGCGGCATCGACTTCGCCGCGTCGATCCACCTGTTCTTCGACTACAACATCCAGGCGTTCCGCTGGACCTTCCGCTTCGGCGGCCAGCCGTTCCTGTCGGCGCCCGTTTCGCCGGCCAACGGCGCGACGACCAAGTCGCACTTCGTGGCCCTGGCCGAGCGCGCCTAGCGCTCGACCGCCCGCTCTGACGGTCCCGACGCGGCGGTAAGCGCCCGCCGCGTCGGGGTTCGAACCCCCGCGCTTTCCCTTTTCTCACAGCACGAAAGGATGCGGCGCCATGTCGACCGCTCTGAAGCCCAGCCAGCGCGCCGCGATCGTCGGCGTGATCAATCCGCAATCGTCCTCGTCGGCCCAGAGCTCGGGCTGGATCGATGCGACGACCTTTTTCAACTTCATGGCCGTTATCTTGGCCGGCGCGATCGGCTCGTCGGCGACGATCGACGCCAAGCTCGAGCAAGCCACCGCCTCGGACGGCACCGGCGCCAAGGACGTGACGGGCAAGGCCATCACCCAGCTGACCAAGGCCGGCACGGACGACAACAAACAGGCCCTGATCAATCTGAAGCAGGAGGACCTGGACTTCGGCAACGGGTTCAAGTTCTTCCGGCTCAAGATCACGCCGGCGACCGCCGCCAGTCTGATCAGCGGCGTCGTGATGGGCTTTGATCCCCGCTATGGCGCGGCGTCGGACAACGACGCGGCCACGGTCGACGAGATCGTCTAAGCCATGACCCTGCGCGTCGTCTCCGCTGCGACCGTCTGGCCGGTCACCTTGGCCCAGGCCAAGGCGCATCTTGGCGTTTGGCATTCCGACTTCGACGCTCGGATCACCGCCCTGATCAAGACCGCCACGGCCGCCGTGGAGGCGGCGACGCAGCGCGTTTTCCTGCGCCAGACGCTGGAATGGTCCCTGCCCTGCTGGACGGCGCGCGTGATCCGCCTGCCGATCGCGGCCGACACCATCGAGACCATCGAGATCGCCTACGTGCCGCTCGGGCAGGACGATCCGGTGACGCTGTCGCCTTCGGCGTTTGTCGTCTCCCCCAGCGGCTCGACCCTGAGCGTGCGCCCCAGCGCCGCCACCAGCTGGCCGGTCTTGGACCCCGACGCGGTGGATCGCGTGCTGATCACGTTCGACGCCGGCGAGCCCGGCGCCGAGGCCGCCGCGCCGCCGGAAGTGGCGACCGCCGTGCTGTTCATGGTCGAGTACCTGTTCGACCCCAGCGCACCGCATTGGAAGTTCGCGCCTTCGGGCCTGCCCGAAGCGGTCGAACTGCTGGTCCAGTCGCTTCGGTGGGATTGAGCCCATGCCCTGGGTTCGCTTCACGGCTGATTTCGATTTCACGCCGCCCAAGGGCCGCCGGGTGACGTTCGCCTATCGCGCGGGCGTCTGCGAGCGCGTGACCCAGGCCTGCGCCGCCGCCGCGATCGCCAAGGGCCGCGCCGAACCGATCCCGACCCCGCGCACCCGCGCCGATGCGAACGCCGTTCGCATGGCCGCGCCCCAGCCTGGAGCCGACACCTGATGGCCTGGACCCCGCCGCGTCCTGCTGAACTGCGCGACCGGATCCGGATCGAGAAGCGCGCCGCCAACGGCCAGAACGTCGGCGGCGTGATCCGGGCGGCGTGGATCGAAGCCGTCTCGGACCGCATGGGGCGGCTGTCGCCGTTGCGCGGCGGCGCGGACGTGATCGCCGACCGCATCGCCGGCGTGTCGGTCTGGACCCTGGACGTGCCGGCCTGCAGCGCCATTCGGGCGATCGCGGGCGGCGTGGGGATGCGCGTGGTCGACGCCCGCGACCCTTCGCGCGTGTTCGAGATCCAGTCGTGTCTGGACCTCGAGGGGCGCGATCGCTGGCGGACCCTGACCTTGCAGATGGTCGGCGCCGATGGCTAAGCGTCCGCGCGGCTATGAGCGCCTGATGCGTCAGCTGAAGGCGCTGCCCAATTCGGTGCGGGCCGAGATGGCCGACGCCCTGGCTGAAGAGTCGGCCAAGCTGGCGGCGACGATCCGGCGGGCCGCGCCCGTGCGGCTGGGCGACCTGCGCGACTCGGTCGGCTGGTGCGCGGGCCCGCCGCCGGAGGTGAAGACCAACGGCGCGTTCCGGATCTCGAGCTCGGACTTCACGCGATCGGGCCAGGCCCTGTCGGCCGCTGGTCTGCTGTTCAGCATCTTCGCCGGCAACGATCGGGCGTACTACGCGCGGTTCGTCGAGTTCGGCACCTCGCCCGCGCCGGCCGGCCGGTCGAGGGACATCACCGGCAAGCGCCGCAACAACCTGCGCCCCCACGCGGGCACGCGCGCGCAGCCCTTTTTCTATCCGACCGTCCGGGCCTGGAAGAAGCCGTCACGCTCGCGCGTGGTGCGCCGGGCCAACAAGGCGGCCAAGGCGATTGCGAACCTGCGATGACGAGTCCGACCAAAGAGGTGCAAGTCGCGGTCGCGAACCTGCTGCTGAACGCCGCCGACGTGGTGGCGATCGTCGCCGATACGCCCGACGGGCCGGCTGTCTTCGCCAAGGACCAGCACTATGGCGACGCCTATCCGCGCCTGACCATCGAAGCGCCCCAGCGCGTCGATCAGAGCAACGGGGTCGCGGCGGCGGCGGACATGATCGCCAAGCTGCACGCCTGGGCGAAGGGCGCAGACTCGTCGCTGGTGGCCGGCGAGTTGGCCGACGCGGCGATCGCGGCGCTGGGCGGCGCGGCGACCCTGAACGGCTGGCGGATCTCAAGCCGTCGCCTGCTGGCGTCGCGGCCGGTCGGCGATGTCGACCCCGAAATCGAGCACTTCGTCATCGAGTACCGCCTGACGGTCCACGTCACGGCCTGACCTTTCCCGGCCTTCGCGCCACAACCCGGAGATCAAGACAATGACCGACGTTTACGTCGAAGCGGCGGCCGGTGAGTCGCTGGTGTTCAAGTTCGGCGACGCGGCGACGCCGACCGAAGCGTTCACCGCCGAATGCACCATCAACACCTCGCGGTCGGTGACGTTCTCGAGCGACGTGACCACCAGCCAGCGCGCCAACTGCACCGACCCGAGCAAGCCCGCCCGCACCACGCGTCGCGTGAAGGCCCAGGACATCCAGTTCAACGGCAGCGGCACGGCGTCGGTGGCCTCGGCCTCGGCCCTGCTGCAGCGCTGGCTGGCGGGCCAGGCCTTTAATGGCAAGCTGATCCAGGACGTGACCAACGGCTGGACGGTCACCGGCTCGTGGGTGATCGACAGCATCACCATGGGCGGCTCGAACGGCGACGATCAGACGTTCGAGATCTCGCTGGGCATCGCCGGCGAAGACTTCGCGATCGCGTTCGACTGATCATGAGCCGCGACGGTTCGATCATCACCAGCTGGGGCGACGAGGAATTCACGTTCCGGCTGGCCACCAAGGAATGGCGTCGCATCCAGGAGCGGTGCGACGCCGGCCCGGGCGAGCTGTACCGCCGCCTGATCGGCGTGGCGACCGTCCTGGAAAAGGGCATGAGCCTGGCCGAGGCCGCCGCGATCGGCATGATCGGCGACTGGCGGATCGACGACGTGCGCGAACCGATCCTGCAGGGCCTGCTGGGCGGCGGCATGAGCGATCTGCAGGCCCGCGCCCTGGTGCAGCAGCGCGTCGATCTGAACGCCGATTTCCGCGTCAACCTGGCTCTGGCCTTCGCGATCGTGAAGGCGGGCCTGGGCGAGGTGTCGGACGAACGCGTGGGGGAGCCCAAGGGGGCGGCCGGCCCGAAAGGCCACCGCTCCCGAAAGGCAAGATCCGCTTCGCAATGATGTACGGCAACGGCGCGGCGATGGGCTTTTCGCCGCGCCAGGTCGACGAGATGAGCTTGTGGGAATTCCAGGCCGTCATGGACGGCTGGGGGCGCTCGCAGGGGGTTGAAACCAAGGCCGCGCCGCCCTCGCCCGAGGAGCATCGCGCGCGGCTGGAAAGGCACAGGTGGCACTGATGGCCGCACGGACGGACCTGGAGCAGCTGGTTTACCAGATGTCGGCGGACATCAAGGCGCTGGAGCGGGCGAACAAGCGCGCCCTGCGCGACGTCGACAACAGCGCCGGCAAGATGCAGCGCCGCTATGACCAGCTGGGCGCGGAGATGGGCCGCAGCTTCGGCAACGCCAGCGTCGCGGCCGGCGCGGCGTTCGGCGCCATCGTGGCCTATGCGACCAAGGCGGCCAGCGACGCGCAGGAGACGGCGAACGCCTTCCAAGTGGCGTTCGGCAAGATGACGCCGGAGGCGGAGAAGTTCGCCAAGACCTACAGCAGCACCGTCGGCCGCTCGCTTACTGAGACGCAGGCCAACATGGCCAAGACCCAGCTGATCCTGACCGGCGTGGGCCTGACGGCCGAGCAGGCCCTGGGCATGACCGAGGCGATCCAGCGTCGCGCCGTCGACCTGGGCTCGTTGTGGAACGTCAAGGACGCCGAGGCCTATCAGGCGATCATCTCGGGCATCTCGGGCGAGGCCGAGCCGCTGAAGAAGTTCGGCGTGGCGCTGAATGAGGCGGCGGTGAAATCGGAGCTGCTGAGCCTGGGCTTCAAGGGCAATGCGGCCGACGCGCCCGAAGCGGCCAAGGCGGTCGCGCGCCTGAACATCATCATGCGCGCCACGGCCAAGGCGGACGGCGACGCCGTCAAGACTAAGGATGGCCTGGCTAACAGCACGAAGTCGGCACGCGCCGAGTTCGAAAAAGCTGCAGTCGCACTCGGTGAAGTGTTCTTGCCAGCGGCGACGAAGACGATGCAGGCGGCAAGCGCGCTGCTAGGCGAGTTCAACAAGCTGCCCGATGCCGTAAAGCTCGGCGGCTTGGCGATCCTCGGCCTCGTCGCTGCCGGAGGGCCGCTGTTCGCTGCCATTGAGGGCATGAGGAAACTGATCCTCGTCGCCGGTGCAGCGCGAGCCGCGATCGCGGGCGTTGCGGGGACGAGCGTCGTGGCCGGCGCCGTCACAACAGGCGGCACGGCGGCGGCTGTGCTTTCGCTCAAGGGCGACGCGGCGCAAGTTTCGCTGCAAGCGACCCTAAACGAACGTCTCAAGGAAGAGCAGCAGCTGCGAGTTCGGATTTCCGAGCTTGAAGGCAAGAGTGGTCGCGCTGCTGATGAGAAGCTTGATCGTGCTCGCAAAAACCTCGCCGTTGTGCAGGACGAGATCCGGTCGCTGAGGGCGAATGACCGCGCGGGCAGGATTTCTGCAAATCGCGCGGCAATGCGGAAAAAGGCCAAAGAGTCGGGTGGCCTGGAGAACTCTCCAACCCAGTATGAGCTACCCGCTTGGCTAAAGACCCCCACGGGCGGAACCAAGTCGTCGTCCGGCGGCGGCGGCAAGAAGGCGAAGATCGATCTCAACACCAAGACGATCGAGGTCGACGAGAGCACGGTGTTCGACCTGGTCAACACGCTGGGCGGGGTTCGCAACGCCCTGCCGCCGGTCGACGCCAATCCGGCCGACTTCGTCAGCGCCGAAGACCGCTCGGCCGCGCTGATCGACAGCCTGGACCGTTCGCGCAGTGAAAGCGAAGCGTTCTGGGCCGACACCATCGAGGGCGGCCTGTGGGCGGCGTTCGAGGGCGGCGGCTCGGGCGTGGCGCAGTTCTTCGCCCGCCAGCTGGCGGCCGCTATGATCCGCAACGTCGCCGGCGACCTGGCCAAGGCCCTGACCAGCAAGGGCGCCCTGGGCAAGGCCGGCGACTTCTTCGCGGGCTTCTTCGCTACCGGCGGGACGATTCCGGCGGGCCAGTGGGGTGTCGTGAACGACGGCGGGCCCGAAGCGATCCGCGCCAAGCCTGGCGGCGGCATCGAGGTCATGAACAATCGCGCCCTGACCTCACTGGCCGGGCTGAACCGGCAGGTCCCGGGCCAGGTGGTCTATCGTGACCGTGTCGTGAAGGTGATCACCGAGGCCAGCCCGTACTTCGACCAGCGCGTCGAGACCGTGGCTGCGCCCGGCGCCCTGAAATCCGCGCAGGCCGCCAGTGACGCCGGCGCGGCGCGCGCGACTGCGCGGGCCCGCACGGCCGGCCGCTACAAGATCCGGGGGAAATAGTCTTGGCCGTCGCCCTGCCGACCGACATCGCGCCGATCGCCTATAACCCGTCGCTGATCGACTTCGGCGGCGAGTTGACCCCGATCCTGGGCGGTCCGGTGCAGCGCATCAACCGCCTGGGCGACCGCTGGGCCGTCGAGGTCACCTTGCCGCCCCTGAAGGGCGACGAGGCCCGGATCTGGATCTCGCGCCTGACCCACGGCCGCGCCTCGTCCTGCCTGCTGCCCTGGCCGCAACCGATCGGGGTCGGCGGCGAGGGCGCGCCCCGCGTCAATGGCGCGGGCCAGGCGGGCAAGCTGCTGTCGATCGACGGCTTGCCGGCGGGCAAGGTGCTGCCCGAGGGCGTGTTCCTGTCGATCGTGGGCGCGAACCGGCGGTATCTGCACCAGCTGATCGCCGAACGCACGGCCAACGGTTCGGGCGAGGTGACGCTGGCGATCGAACCGGCCCTGCGGATCTCGCCCAGCGACAACGCCGTGGTCGAGCTGGCCGCGCCGATGATCGACGGCCTGGTGCAGGGCGGCGTGGCCTGGTCGGTGGACCTCGCCCGCGAACACGGCCTGACCTTCACCCTGGTCGAGCGCGAGTAGCCATGTCGCTGACGCCTGAGATGCAGGCGGCCCTCGAGGCCGCCGACGTCGCCCTGTTCGGTTGCCTGAAGATCGAACTGCCCGACTACACCATCCGCCTGGTCGACGGTTCGGCGACGCTGGTGATCGGTTCCGAGACCTATGTCGGCCGCGATCCTGTGTTCGGCACGGCCTATATGGGTTCGGAGTTCAGCGACGGCGACGCCGAAACGGTGCCGCACCTGACCCTGACCTTCCTGCCGCCCGACGACACCTCGGCCGCGACCCTGGCCAACTCGGCCTATCAGGGCGCGCCGGTCACGATGATGGTCGGCGCGGTCTATCGCGAGACCGGCCAGGTGGTTCCGGATCCCGTCACCATGATGGTCGGCGAGCTGGACACCTGCCTGCTGGCCGTCAGCCGGGGCCAGCGCGTGGTGACCATGGAAGTGGTCTCAGCGCTGGCGGTCTGTTTCG